GGGTAAAGAAAAGTATTGGACGATGGAAAAAATATTTGAGTTCATCGAAGAGCACAAAAAGAATAATGGTGAACAGCCGCTTATTCTTCAGAAAAGAATTTATGAGTTTTGGGATAAGAAAATTAAAGAATCAGATTTGTTGAATTATGAAATTCCTGCATCTGTAGGAGAATCTACCGTTAATATGATTGACGGTGTTCATATTATTGTCGATGATGCGTTATATTTTTCGCGTAAATAAATAGAGTTTTACCTCAAACTTACCAGAAATCAAACAAAATGATTAAAAAACCTGATAATTATGTTGATAAACGAAGTGAAAACGGGAAAAAGCCCCACCACAAGACTCCTTTATGGAAAAAAGGTCAATCTGGAAATCCCGCCGGAAAGCCTAAAGGTTGTGGCGCTCTCAGTTGGTTCAATACTTTTATAAAATCCCGTCGAGAAGATATCCTTAATAGCATTGTTGATCGTGCCATGCACGGCAACTCTACTGCAATGGAACTTGTCGTTACTCGCATGATTCCATCATTCCAGCCTGCTGATGAGGCAATTAATCTTGAAGGCTTTAAAGAAGCCAAGACACGCACGGAGCGCGCTCAAGTCGTTAGCGATGGCGTATCATCTGGCGTCATTACTCCCAATCAAGGTGTAGTCATAATGACTGTTCTTGAGAAAGCCGCAAAGATTCAGGAAGTCGATGATCTTGCGAATAGAATTGAAGCTATTGAAAAGACTGTTAAAAAGAATAAAGATTAATGTCGTCTGCTTTATTAAAGAGAATTGAATTATTAGAAGAGCATATAGCGCTCGAATCCATTGAAGCAATCCCTTATGTGCGCCCATACCTTTATCCGAAGCAATTAGCTGCTATATTTGACGATTGTAGGTATAGCGTAATAGAAGCATCAACTAAAGCGGGGAAAACGCATGGTTGCGTTATATGGCTGGCTGAGCGGGCTATATTAGGATTGCCTAATGTCAATCATTGGTGGGTGGCACCAGTATATACACAAGCCAAAATGGCTTATCGAAGAATGAAAAACTATCTTAAGAAGGGTGAGTTTCGATCAAACGATAGTGAACTCAAAATAACGATTATATCAAATGGTGCGTGCATGTGGTTTAAGACTGGCGAAAAGCCAGATAATCTTTATGGTGAAGATGTATATAGCGCAGTTCTCGATGAAGCTAGCCGTATGCGTGAAGAATCTTGGTACGCCATCCGTTCAACGCTTACTTTTACTAAAGCGCCAGTCAGAATTATAGGTAACGTTAAAGGGCGTAAAAATTGGGCGTATAAATTAGGGGTTTTGGCGCGTTCCGGTAATCCCGATATGGGATATCACAAATTGACGGCTTATGATGCGGTTGAGGGTGGAATACTTGACGCGCAAGAGATTGACAACGCAAAAGCACTTCTGCCAGAAAATGTATTTAAGGAACTATACCTCGCAGAGCCATCAGAAGACGGCGCTAATCCGTTCGGACTAATGGCAATAAGTCAGTGCGCAGGAGAATTATCTTGCGCTGAGCCTCACGTATGGGGGATAGATTTAGCAAAGTCATACGACTTTACTGTTGCTATTGCATTTGATCGAGAAGGAAAAGTATGTCGCTTCGAAAGATGGCAGTCTCCTTGGGAAATGACTATTGAAAGAATAAAGGCTTTAGTTGGTTTACGTCCTGCGTTGGTTGATTCAACTGGTGTCGGTGATCCAATTCTTGAGTCATTCCAAAAAATAGGCACCAATTATATCGGGTATAAATTCTCATCTGGTAGTAAACAGAAGTTAATGGAAGGACTTGCCGTAGGAATTCAGCAACAAAAGATGACTTATCCTAAAGGCATTATTGTTGATGAACTCGAAATATTCGAATATGAAATTGCAAGAACTGGTGTAAAATATTCTGCACCAGTTGGTATGCACGATGATTGCGTTTGCGCATTGGCGCTCGCATGGAGTATTTACAATAAAAATTGTATCGGTATAATCGAGTATTATCGGGAACTATCTGAAAACTTAAATAATGACCAATGAAAACTTAATAACTCCACCCTCGCGTAATTTCCTTTCAAGGTTAGGTCGAGGCTTGAAATATGCTTTTAGGGGAGATATCCCCAATCAAGCATTAGGTGCAGGCAATTATCTTCAACCAGTCTTTCAAGATATCAAAGGTCGTCAATTTGACTATCAGATCGGTCAAAACTATCAAATAACGCCACGCCAAGACGAAGATATTGATTTTAACGGATTGCGCACTCTTTCCTATAATTGCGATATTTTGCGCGCTGTAATTGAATTAAGAAAAGATGAAGTATTGAGATTAAATTGGAATATCGCCAAAAAAAATGGTAGCGCAGCAGGATATAAAACAAAAAAAATACAAGAATTCTTCCTTTATCCTGATAAAGAGCATAGCTGGAACGAATGGCTGAGAATGATACTCGAAGATATTTTTGTTATTGATGCTGCATGTATTTATCCGCGATTTACCAGAGGTGGAGACGTATATTCTCTTGAGTTAATAGATGGAGCAATGATCAAAAAAATCATACAGAACGACGGTCGCACGCCGATGCCACCGCTCCCCGCGTATCAGCAAATAGTTCATGGCATTCAATCCGTAAATTATACTGCTGATGAATTACTCTATTTAATGAAAAACCCAAGAACAAGTAAACTTTACGGTTATTCAACTGTAGAACAGATAAAAACTGTTATTAATATTGCGATCAATAAACAAGCTTCTCAGCTTGAATATTACACGGCTGGCAGTATTCCCGATATGATCGTCAGCGTAGATCAATTCTCTGTTGACCAAATTAAAGAATTCCAGAAATACTGGGACGAACTTTTGTCTGGCGATCTTCGTCAAAGACGCCGTGTTAGATTTATTCCTGCCATGAAAGATATCAAGCAAACAAAAGAAGCCATCCTAAAAGATGAATTCGATGAATGGCTTGCCAGAACAGTTTGTTTTGCTTTTTCCACTTCCGCTACTCCTTTTATTAAAAATAATAATCGAGCAACAGCAGAAGTAGTTGAAGAATCAAGCCAGATCAGAGGATTAGTACCTTTGATGAAATGGATTAAGAATTTTATTGATTTAATCATCATTAAATATTTTGATGAGTCAGACATTGAGTTTGTTTGGCAAGAAGATAAAGAAGCTGATCCATTAATCATGGCGCAGATTCATGATATCTATTTAAAAAATGGCGTGATGCAAATTAATGAGGTTCGCGAATCTTTGGGTATGACTGATATACCCCCCGAAGTTGCGGCTGCTGATATTCAGACAGAGGCGCAAGCTAAATCAACTACCAGTGAAAGTGCAGAGAGGCTAGGTTTATGAAGATGAATAATATTTTTGCGTCAATTGAGAAATACGAGAAACTCGACAATGATGTCATTTTAATTTCTGGGATAGCTTCTGGTGAAGGATTGGACACTCAGGGCGAAATAGTGAAATCCTCAGCTATGAGAGACGCTATACCGGATTATTTATCTTTGGGAGGAACTGGTGCTCTTCGAGAGATGCACCAGTCAAAAGCAGCAGGAAGCGTTTTTAAAGCTGAAGTTATGGAAGATGGTAGAACACACATTGAAGCCCGTGTAGTAGATCGTGAAGCATGCAAAAAAATAGAAGAAGGAGTATATAAAGGATTTTCAATTGGTGGTCAAGTGCTCAAAAAAGAAGGAAATATCATTACAAAAGTTAAACTAACAGAAATTAGCCTTGTTGATCGTCCTTGCAATCCTGAAGCCATCTTTAGCATGTATAAATGTGACGATATTGATGATGAAAGTTTGCAGAAAATCGCCGAACGAAAAGAAGTTAATCCAAAAGAAGGCGAGTCAAAATATGGGGATGTTAAATTTGCTGACGAGAAAAATAATAAATACCCTATTAATACAGAGGCTCATATTCGTGCAGCATGGAATTATATTCACCAGAAAAGAAATGCTGCAAAATATAGTTCCGCTGATGCCGCAACCATAAGAAGCAAAATAGTTGCTGCATGGAAAAG